GTTGTCTACCAGTGAATCATATGCTTTCCATATATCATCTATTTCTGTTTGGTATTTGTCAAGCTTATTATCCAAACTATCAGTGATCCCAGTCGATCTCTCAACCTGACTACGTAAGTCAAGCAACTCTTTCTGTTGTTCCAAGATTGTTTGCATTTGTGTACTAATCGTTGACAACCTAGTGTTAAGCCCTCTAACATCATTATCCTGTACCGCCTGTTCTAGTGTTTGTATTCTTGAACTCAGCTCTCCTGCCTTGCTATCAAACGAACCTGACTTAGTTACAACTGTTTCTATACCTGACTCAACAGCATAGAACCTTTGCAATGTATCATATCCGTAATAGATACCACCACTAAGAGAACCTAGTATGGGCAGGGCAGCAGCTATGTACCACCCTTTGAATGTAAACCCACCAACTTTTACTTCTGCATCTTCTATCATAGCTATCCTTACATACCTGCTGAAGCTGATCCATTTTGTAAGATGTATGATGCAGCTCCATAAACATCATCAGCATCTTTCATGTCATCTGTTAGGTAACCATTCCAACCTGTACCATAACCTGAGTCATCCCAAGAGATAACAAACTCATCAACTGCTTGTGTATATGTAATGGCTGTGTAAGTACCAATCATGATGTTGTTGTTAGCAGTATACGTATCAATACTGGCTGTTAACTCTGTGTTGTTTGCTGCAGCCATGAATGCACCAGCTTGTTGAGCATAGTCAGCTACTGCATCTACTGCATTGTTATAGTCAGCAACCTCTGAAGCATCTAAACTGTATTCATCTGTAGCTATCATCTCTTGTAGTGCTACTTGCTCAGGCTTTGTGTCAGCTTCTTCAGCAACAGAAGCAACAGATGTAGCAGTCATTAACACATTTGTTGCATCACTTAGTACATCAACAGCATCTACTAAACTATTCATTGCAGCTGTGTGTTCTTGTATAAACAACTGATTAGCATTAGTTGCTGTAGCATAGTCATGATCTAACACATTCTGTCTAGCATTCTCGTAAGCTGCAAGCATTGCTGTAGTTACTTTAGATCCATCTAATGCACCATCAACTATTACACCACCAACCTCAGCATAACCTACAGCACCTATACCTAAGTTTAAAGAAAGCTGTAACCGATTGTCTATAATATCTATAGTATTAATCAGTGACTGTATCTTCTGGTCCCCTGTTTGACTGTAGTCTGGCGGTTGAATTGACTCTGCGAGTACTCCTGAACCGTTCACTAAGACTGCGAGTGTCCCTGCTAGTGTTAGTTTGTTTAGTTGTTTCATCTGTTAAATCCTCTCCTATACGTAACAGCTTATCCCAAAACTTCTTGTTGTCTTCGTACCCAACAATAAACACGTCAGGATTTTCTCTATACTTATCTACTGCTTTCTTACCCATCAGTAGTTTACCAGTTACAACATCCATAATAGGGCAAGGTGTGGATGCTAGTATCATTGCCTTGAATACATTAGGATCATCACAGATAATACTTATCCCTGATACCTGTAAACCTAGACCACCTAGTTGTTGTGGTGTACCTAGTAACCTACTGTTCTTTCTTCTGTTACAGTACTCATCTTGTTTCATTGTACCTTGTGAGTAACCAAGCAGACTGAGTTGTATACCTGATGTTGTAGGTAACAAACAACTGTCATTACCTCCACCACCCATAACTGTAGGTGCTATACTTGACATCACTGGTGCTGCTTCACCTGCACCTGTAGCATTGTAGTTGTTAGTTGTACTATCAGTATTATTGTTACTACTTACAGTTGAGTCTTCGTAGTTGTTACTGAAGTCACCTAGTGTTACATCCTCAGCTAGTGCAATCGTCACCAAGGACAGCTTTAAAATCAGGATCTTGGCAGAGAAGCTTAGTAGCTGCTTCAGGGTTACCAAGAAGGGAGAGTGTTCGAGCATTTAAGTTTCTCTGACATTTAGGTTCGTTGTTAGGACAAACAGATGGGTACTCTATGATCGTAGATGAACAACCAGTTAGGATAACTGAGAGTAAGATACATTTACTTATCTTTAGCATTCATAGCTTCCATCATTATACGTATAGACTTAATGTTCTCATCTATACGAGCTAGAGTTAAGGCTTGGGATTGTACTACAGTCTCTAACCTTTCAAGACGTACCTCTTGCCTGAGTATTTCCTTAGTGTTATTCTTTACGTTGTTATCTAAGGACGATACATACCAAACAAGGGCTATGGTTTGACACACTATAGCTACAACTAATGTGATAGGTACTGACTTAGAGAGATGCCATTCTGTGTCTTTGTTTATCATTTAGTAAATCCTGCTCCGAAGTATAGGCCAACTATAGCTGACACAATGTGAGTATCCAATGGTGTTATAACAAAGCCAGATGCAGCTTGCCATCTTACAGTCTCGTTAGCACCGAGAAGCCAGTTAAGTATACCACCCTCTACCTCAGTGTAACCTACAATTACATTTACTTCAGGGTAAAATACAGCAACTAACTTAGGTAAGACTATGATAGCAAACACAGCAGACAGAGCTATGAGCCTACGTGTCCAAGCAAAATGTTTGTCATTCTTACCTGCATTACGAGCCTCATCTACAGCACCCCTGTTGAACTCAGCTCTTTGTAGTAACATCTCGTTCTGTGCTTGTTTAGCTTTAATGCTTTGTCCCCATATGGACATGACACCACCGAGAACGGTAGAGCCTAGCATTGTGATTAGTTCTAATGGTAATCCAAACATTTATTTAGGTATCCCTGCTACTGTAGCATTTGCTTTTGGTAATACAGAAGAAACATCACTTAGTTTATTTATCAACTTGGCATAATATAATTCTTTAGCTACTCTGTTATCCATACCTGCTGTATACTTTCCATTATCTTCTCTACGTAGTTGCTTTGCAAATGCAGTTATGTCTTTATCCTTTGCTGCTTTAAGAACGGCTGTCCATTCATCTCCTGCCTTATCTCCTCCAACATTATAAGCTAAAGAACTTAATACTCTTGTATACTTATTATCTAATTTATCCCATGATGTACCTATATTAGCTAACTTAGTATCCCAACCATTATTTCTAGCAGCTTTAGTATGCATTTCCATATCAGCCTTGTAGATAGCTACTTTATCTTTATTTGTTAAGGAGATAAAGTTGCCTGTCTTTAAATCTTTAAATGGTATACCATGAATTTTACCAGATGTATTTTCTGTTGTTGTTATCTTATGTCCATATCCTATATCTCTAGATTTATTAGCATCTGCTTTAGAGGCTTCACGAGCATCATTAGTTATTACAGGAGTAGATCCATGATCTGTTTCTGCTTTTTCTGCTATCTTAGTGAAAAACTCTCCTATACCTTGTTGTAAGTTTCTACTGGCTTTCTTATTGTCTATTCCTAAATCTACAGCACTAGAAGGACTACTCATTAGACCTACTTCACTACCTTTGCTATCTTCAGTAGCTATAGTTTCTTGAACAACAGGTGGAAACTTTGCAGCTCTCTCTTCTTTTGTCAAAGACCTAGTAGCAGTTGAAGTCTCTCTAGCTTTCATTGCACTTTCAAAAGCCATCTCTTCTGTAGGTACACCAGTGTCCTCAAAGATGTCACTCAAAGCCTCAAAGTCAAAAGGTTCTTGGGTATCCTCAAAGACATCACTGAATTCTTCAAAGTTAAAATCAGCCATGTTACTTGTTTCTTTCTTTTCGTTTGGTTCTGATTTCACCATTACGACCAATAAATAAACCACCAATAGGAATCCTATCAAATTCATCAGATGTCCTTGGGGTGTCATAAGGGTTCTCCTTAGTACCTACCTCTGTGTCTTGTGAACCTAAACCTATTACCCTTATCTCTGGAGCATTCACTTCCATGTTAGCAGCTCTTTGAGAAATTGCATCAACAGCTCTATTTAAGTCACCTTGCTTTGCAGATTCACTTATAGCACTAACAGTAGCAGAGTCATCTCCTATAACTTCAGGTATAACATCTAGCTCTACTTTAAGTTTGTTTGCCATGTCATTGAATTGTTTGAATCTTACAGGAATGTTCTTAACTTTATTAAGTTGTGGAACCATTCCTTTCCATAGAGAATTGTCCAGTATTTCTGTAGAAGCTAAGAATGTATTATAAGCTGCAGTATCTGGAGAAAGTTGTAGTCTATCTCTTATTCTATCTCTTGCTCTAAGACCATCGTTTATCAAAGCATTAGTATCACCACCATAGTATCTATCTACTATAGCATTTAAAGATTGCATACCTTTGTTGCTACCTGTAAACACAAAAGCACCTGTCTTACTGTTTAAACTAACATCAGGTATTGTTTGCACATTACCTGCTGCTCTTACACCGTAGTTAGCAGCTGATTTATTTAAAGCTTTAGTCATCATAGCTTTTAAGGCATTACCTTCATCTTCATCTAAGCTATTTATAATCTTAATATTATTATTAGAGAATAAACTATCTAGAGATGCACCTGCTGGTTGGTTGTCTAGTGTAGATAGAAGGTATGCTTGGTTTGTTATACTGGTATTAAAAGCACTTACCCCTTCAGGATTATTTGTCATCAGATCTGGTACTGATCCGTACCCTTCTATTAACTTAGATTGAACAGTAATTGTTTCTAATTTTTCTTCATTAGACATACCACTATACTTTTCTTCTAAGGATGTAGGCATTGGCAAGTCTTCTACTGTACTAGCAACAGGTTTTTCTTCTGGACCTGCACCTGTATACCACTCAGATACAGAAGGATCTAAGTCTAAGCTTTCAAAAGATACAGTATTCTTAGAATACGTAGCTAATTCTTTAGTAGTCAAAGGTGCAATCTGAGCAGCTATTTTATTCATCATGTCAGGGCTGTTCATAGCTAAGATAGCTAAAGGATTATCTCTTGAAGTACTAAGTGCAATGTTAGCAGCAAAAGCTTTAGCTTGTGTAGTAGCATTCTCTAAGTCATACTTCTCTATTGTATCAAACATAGCATCAATTGACTTTTTCTTTGTATCCATCTGCTCCCATAGGTCAGCATTACGTCCACCTGCTGGTTTACCAAAGGCTGGTTGAGATGTTAGCATAGTATATGATGCTCTTATTGCAGCTAACTCATTTAAATCAAAGTTACCCTGATCTATTTCTACTTTAAGTATAGCTTCTAGTGTACTGGAAACATTATCTAAAACCTGCATGTTGCCAGAGAAACCTTTTGAGAAGTTTCTGTTACCTTGTATTACTGAGACTTGGGCTGCTGAAGTGTTCATCTGAAAAGAACCTATTGCCCTTTGAGTAGCTTCTTCTACAGTAATTGGTTTACCTGCTTCATTAGCTTCATCTAACTCTATTTGTATTAAACCAGATTTAGTAGCATTACTCTGCTCATTAAATAAATTAGTAGCTATGTCTATAGGTTTATCAGCTTGTACAGGTACAGCAAATATATCTTCTCCAAAGGTATTAGTTACAACAGATCTTTGTTGTTCATTTAAACCTAAGTTAGAGAGAGGTTTTGCATACTTCTGAGATACTGCATCAGATGACATACCACCTGCTAAGTCAGTTTGAGCATTTCTAAGAAGATTATTAAACTCATCTCTATCTCTTTCTGTTTGTGTAGGACCTTTGACTGTAGTTTGTGGTCTAGTATTGTATGCCTTTAACAAACCAGCCCCTAAGTTAAGAGCAGTAGTAGCATAACTAGGATCATCTACAGGTTTCTCAAAAGCTGATGCTCCTCGTATATCTTGTTCAGGTCTAAATGCCATTCTCTATTCTCCTTGAGCAGCTTTTGCTGTTAGTCGGGCAGCTTCAGATTGCCCTTCGGTTCTTTTTAACATGTCAGTTATAGTATTAATATTGAGTATAGCAGATATAAGTTTATCTTGATTCTTTTGAGAGAACCCACCATCATAGATTAAAGATAAAGCATCCTCATATTTTCTTTGACCTTCTGCCATTTTCTCTGGATCACCAGTTCTAATTAACTCAAGTCCTGCGTCAGCATATCCTTGTGTGTCTTTACGTGCTTGTCTAAACTTTGGATCTTCTCTATAAGATATATCATTAGCATCGTAGTAATTTAATACTCTCATAGGAGAGCCTCCACCTACCATAGTAGCTAATAAAGGAAGGGTAACTTCTTCTTTTGAGAACTCACCAGCTACACCTCTACGTTTACTACGATACTGTCCTGTTTCTATTAACTCTTTTATTTTAGAGTATGTATCATAAGACTTAACACCTCTTAACAATATCTGTAATTCATGGTCTGCTATTGTGTTCCAAGATTTAAAAACATATAAACTTTTTACAATATTCATAACAGCTCTGTTAGCCTCTGTGAAGAGTTGTACAGAGGGTCCACCTACTATTTCGAGTGCAGAATCTTTAGAAACTAAATCAATGTATTGTCTAAATATTCCATTTAAAGGAGAGATACGAGTACCTAAGGAAACATCTGTACCTACAGCTTTTGATAATGCAAGATCAAACAGACCAAACTTTACACGGTTTAATATAGCTACAGCATTCTCGTCTTCTGGATCTATACCTAAAGCAGCCATACTAGCACTAAACCTAGGTGTTAAACCCATACCTCTGATACCAAACATAAAGGTGTTAACGCCTAATAATCTTCTTCTTTCCTTCCAAGTTAAATCTCTACCAATAAATATATTATCAACAAACCTTAAAGAATAAGACTGCCACTGAGTAGCTAAGGCAAGTATAGAGTTTTCTTGGTAACGTCCTTTTTGTCCAGAGGTCATACGGAAAGTAAGGGCTTGTTCTCTGTTTGATACGTACTGGATACCCTTCTGAGAGAATACACTTTTAGAAACTCCCTTAGCATTGTGTTCCATAACGGCTACGGCTGCTGCTGTAATACGTCCGTAAAGTTCACCACCTTTAAAAGGGGTAAGTCCTAACTCTAAGGCTTCGTTTACAACAGTTTTACTACTGTTAATAGCAGCTCCACTACGTTCTAGAGTAGTTGCACCTATAATATCTCTACCAGATTCTCTTATATATCTAACAGTGTCTGTCAGTTCTTGTTTAGACATTAGTAAAGCACCACCATTTTCTTTCATGGTAGTTTCTATAATGTTTGCAATGTCTGCATCCGCAGCTTTTCTAGTTTTAAATAGAAGTGCTGCAATAATTGGTACATTAGGTGCAGCTTTTAAACCGTACTTAGGAGATATAGCCATTATCTGAGCAACGTGAGATGCGTTAAGAACAAACTGATCTGGGTTAGCTAAACCCATTTTCATATGAAAGGCTATAGCTCTTGCTTTTCCTGTTGCCCCACTTACCCAATCTTCAGGTTTAGTTATTGCTCCTTTACCAAAACCTAATACACCTTTGTCATATATAAATTCAGCAACTCTTCTAGCATAGCTTGTGTAAGCATCTGTACGTTCCATAAGACCTAGACGGCTTTTAATAGCTCTTTGCTGTTGCCACATTTCTTTACCGAGTTGAGTGGCATCATCAACCTTAGCTCTCCTAATATAGTCTTCAGGATTAAGAGGTACGTCTCCATCAAAAGTAACAACTTTATCTGTTGGTCCACTGCTATTTCTTTTAGCTTTCTGTACCCAACCATTTAGAGCAGCTTGAGTAGCTTTGTAGTGTGTATACCTATAAGCTTCAGACTTGAACTGTTCTACTATATTCTGTATTGGACTTTGGTTTATTGCTCGTCCACCACCGTATTCCATAAGAGGAGTATCCCCTCTTTTACGGTTCACTTTCATAGACTGATATTGACCAGTAGTCATACCAGCACCCTCAGGTATATCTTGTCCTACTTTAGAATCTCTTGCTTTAACTGCGAACTTATTAATAAATGTTTCTTTGTGATCAAAAGCTACTCTCTTTAAATCATCTAAGTTAGTAATAGATGGGTTCCAAGAATTGTTCTTATTAATAACTGTATTTATTCTAGCTAAGTCATCTCCTGTTAGAGCTAACTTGTTTATACCTTTTAGTCCTTGCAGTTTTATGAAAGGTAGAATTTCATCTACAATATTATTTAATTGTTTAACTGCTGTATCGGCTTCTTTACGGCTGAAAGATCCTAGCAGGGTTCTAAAATTACCTGCTGTTTTTCTTCCACCAGCTAGTGTGTAATCGTAAACTGTACCTATAAAGTGTCTCATAGTCTCGTTGTTACGTGGTCCACCTATGTTGTAACCAAGTACGTCTGTTTTTTCAGGTACTCTTGCACTTACCACATCTGTTACATGATCATAGAATATACCGTCTGATGCTTCAAATGGTTCATCTAGTTTATAGACAATTCTAGAACCTATCTGTGTGTTAGTAACAGGTCCACTTACCCTACTGAACACTACAACATCATCAGCTAATTGTTCTGCTACTTCAACAGCAAGAGTATCATATCCCTCTTCTACTGTTACTACTTTACCGTTTCGTTGTGCAACTCTCTTTAACATATCAGTAGCTGTAATGTTCCAAGACGCATTACTTAAATCTATTAAGGATACATAACCCTCTAACTGTTTTTCTGAAGGTGTTCTACCATAGAAAGAAAAGAAATCTGTTACAAACTCTTCAGTACTAGGAGCACCTCTTTTAACAGCTAACCCAGTTTCTACATCACCTAAAAGACCGTCTCGGTAACCTGTAAAGATTGTGTTTACTTCGTCATACTCAGTCTTAGATAATCTAGCTACACTTTTAAAAGATTCATTAGCAAACTTACCAGCTTTAGCTGCTACACCTTCAGCAACATTTATCATAGAGCCTATTCGTCCACCTAAGGTTGTTTGAGGAGCTGAGAAAATACCAGCTGCTGCTCTTCTAAACCCATTTTCTTGTAGATTTACATCTTCTAGTTCATCAGCTAAAGTTTTTGTGTTAACTCTTTCAGTGTATTCAAGGTAGTAACCTTTCTTGTTTACAGTGTAAGGTACACCACCTTCTACATCTTTAAGACGTTCAACTGCCTCACCTTTTATATTGGTAACTCTCGGTGCTTCAACTACTTTATATGCTGGGTTATTCTTTGCAACTTTTAAAGCTTGTTCAGCCGTATCAAACGGATTACCATTAATAGACTTACCTAGTGTAACAGTATATTTAAAGTTATCTGATCCCTCATCTATAAGTTTAGTGAACTTAACAACTGCATTATTAGAAGCTGAAGCTGTACGTCTAGCTATCTTAGCTACTTCATTCTGTAGAACTTCAACACTAAATGCTTTACCTGTTACAGGAGAACTCATTGCCTTAACTAGTTTATCAAACACCATTGAGTCAGTTGTATCTGTTACCACTGTAGCTACATGAGGTGCAGTTATAGGTTGTTGAGGACCTTGGAAGGGATTAAAACTACTTGGTCCAGCTTGTCCTGCTGTACGAGAAGCTGCACCACCACTATTCATTCTAGCTACTACAGCTTTAGCACCTGACTTAGGACCTAGTATATTTGTTATAGCTTCAGTAGGGCTTTTAGCTGACATAACCCTTTTTATTATTTCTCTTGTGGAGCCAGATATCTTACTTGCACTAGCAGCAGTTGCTCTAGCTGCTAAACTACCAACAACTCTTGTTGTACCTAGTGTAGCTATATCTAAAATAGCTAGTAACTGTTTAAATCCAGCATCTTCATCAACACCAAAGTTATCTACTAATACCTGTAAGTCCTTTAGACTTTCATACTCTCTAATATTGTAAAATCCTGAACCAGCAGGGCTTACTAACTCCTCATCCCAGTAAGCATCGAACTCTTCAGGAGGTAAAAAGAAAGTATTTGCATACTCTACAGATTTAGTATTATCTCTTTTTATACTGTTTAAAATAGTACCTTCAAAAGCTGCTCTTGGTAAATCTAAAGTACCTGCAGCTAACCACTTAAAAGTAGGGGGATCACTCTCTTCCAATTTCTTAACAATACGGTTAGACAACCTTTCGTAGTTAGTAAGAATACGTAAAGCTTCTGGATTAACTGTCTCTTCATCTACTAACAACATACTGTTAAAGATAAACTCTCTAGGAGCTACAGCTTCCTGTAATCTTTTAGAGTAATCTTTTACAAGTACGGAGGCTTCCTCTACTGAAGCACCTCCCTCATACAAAGTATCTAAGTATCCCTCTAAGTCAGGGTATTGTTTAGCTAAACTTTCATGGGATAGATCACCCGATGCTCTTGCATTAGCAATTTCTGTAGAGTCAACACCTAACAGTGTAGCTTGTTCGTCTACTTTAGCTATCTCATTTAGAGCAGTAGGATCAATAGGTTTAGGACCTACCTCTACTGGCTCCTCTAATGGAGTGTTAGCATCTTCAAAAGTTGGAATCATATCCATTATTGTTTATCCTGTTTAGTATGGAGTATTAGGATCTGCTGGTATTTTACCTGTTTGTGTAGATGTTGGTTTTTTAAAAGCTCCTTGATCCATACCAAACTGGAATGCTTGCATACCTAGTCCACCTAAGGCTTGGTACTGAGAGGCTTGTAAACCGTACTTAGATACTTGACCAGATATAGCTGATAGCTGTGTACCTGTCCCTAATCCAGAGAATAAGTTAGAGGCAGCTCCACCTAGACCTCCAGATAATCCTGAACTATCTGCTGTACCCGTACCTGCTGCTGTAGCTTCTGCTCTAGCTCTTGCAAGTTTATTGGATCTTATTGCAGCTCTTCTCTGTCTACGAGTTTGTACTTGCTGTGCTCTTTGTTCAGCTGCAGCTTGTTTCTTTCGTGCTCTAGTTGAAGCTACGGCACTACCTACACCTACAGCTAAACCAACTACTGCTATTGCTGTTGCTACCATATTAAATCTCCTTTAAATATATTGTCTCTGCTTTATTATAACCCAGACGAGTATACAGAGAACCTAAGCTACTAATACTTTCAATATCACCCATTCCAACGTAAGATGCTCCATTAACTTTAGCCCACTTCTCAAAGTGTTTAACTAACTTTATAGAACTTACTTTACCTCTGAACTCTTTAGATACAAACCAAGCCACCTCAGTTGCTTGTATTATGTGGGACATGTAGAACTCAGATAGTAAACCAATTAAAGCTCCTTGTAGCTCACCATCTACATCTATTACAAACACACCCATGTTAGTGTTCTGTATAGCTGATAAGACAAACTGTTCTGTTTTATCTTTATCCCACTTGTGACTTTTAGGTGCTTCCCTTGAAAACTCTCTAGCTAAAACTAATATGTCAAATATATCTTCTTGGGTGGCTTCTCGTATTCTAGAATCTTGTGTTTTTAGCACCTATTACCTCGTAACCTACTAGGTGAAAGTCCTTACCTTCAGTACTTTCAAACCTTAATTTCATTGATCTCCCTCTACCCCTTACTTTAGACTTGGTTACTACGGTGTCGGTAGGGTAATTAATGGAACCCAAATCATCTGGGTCTACAACTGGTACATTCTTTAGTTTGTAAATCTCTCTAGGTTTAGAGTTAGCCTTAGTTAAGTTCCAAGACACTGACATCTTACAGCTAGAAGGATTAATAAAATCATAGCCTATACCATTATAAGTGTAACCATCTTCAGTTACCCTCATGTATGTTGTTACGTATGGAGCATTCTTAAATGTTGTCATGTCACCCATGAAGTCATAACCTGCTTCAGCAAAACTAGAGTAATCTCCTGTACCCCAATCTAGGTAACTATCTCCTGAGAAATGAGCAACAGTTAATTTACCATCTACACCACTTCTAACAAGTAACTTAATCTCACTGTCACCCTGTAAGAATTCTCTGTACATAGTGGATATTACAGTGTCTGAGCCATTAACTATAGTATCAGCTCCGTTTACAACCTGTGTTTCTGTAGCTGTAGAACCTAACCCACTAAAATAAGAACTACCAATAATGTAGTGACCTGCTGTACCATCAGATACTTTCCAAGGATAGAAGGCTTGTAAGTTAACATCGAGTATTAGTACGTTATTGTACTTGTAGTCTATGTCTTCTTCAGCATCAGGATAGAACCAGAATACTTTCTGGTTTACCTCATCGTACTCAACAAAGACTTGAGCCTTCTTTTCGTTAGGTATTTTATTCCATAAAGTCTGGATACTAGCTAATGATATGTTTCTAGCTTCTGGTTGACCAGATGTTTCAGAAGTTTGTATAGTGTATATGCCAGTTTTAGACCACCAGATAGGTGAACTACCAGCTACAACAAAACTATTTTCATTTACTAAACCTACATCGGATATTTTAGAGATAGAGAACTCAGTAGCTCTAAAGACATTATCAACACCAGATATAGACCAAACACCATTCTCAGCAAATATTAAAATAGCTGCTCCAAAGACGTGTAATTTACGTATGTTATGAGCTGCAGCTATCTTAACAACCCCACCATCAGTATCCAATAAGTCAGAGATATCTTCTGAAGTTGGATCATTTACTTGGTAGCAATGTCCTAACTCTGTGTTAGTTTCAATTATTTTAGAAAAGTAAACTTTACCACCATTCTTAGCTGAGTCAATACCTGAATAAAAAACCCTACTGCCAAACGAGGCAACAGTTCTAAATCTATTAAGTTCAGTTTCAACAGTTAAAGAAGTGTATACTCCACTATTCCAAGCACTTGTAGTAGGTATAAACTTTCTTTCTTTTTGAAAGATGTCTAGTATAAAATGACCATTAGCTGTTAATGTAGATCCTCTATAAATCTTTTTATAGGTAGCTTCGTCATAATCTCCGTCAGCAGTTTTACCTGAATACCAAGGGTGAGTAAGAGGAGGGTAACCATCCCCACCGTCTGGAGTGGCTATTAAGGCTGCATGACCTTTCTCACCAACCCAACCACTATTTGCAGTATCATACTTTCTCTCATTAGAGATGGCAGAAAGTCCTGTCTTTGTAAAGTATTCATCCCCTATTTCATCAGTAGTACCTTGCCATTCAAAGTCTCTTTCCTTAAAAGAAATAATACTATAAGTTATAGAAACTGCAACTGGATCATATTCTACACGAAGAGTTTTTATGGCTGGTGAAGCTATAATCAACGTACCATTTATAGATGTAACTTGTATTTTTTCTTCAGAAGGACTATATGTATTGTTAGCTGTATATAATTGTAAAATGTTTGACAAGCTTCCAACTGCTACTTTTTGTGCAGACAGAGGGTCTTTTGACTTCTCATAAAAAGCTAGATCAGAACCTATTTGTACAACCAAAAACTCTAGATTAGGTTGACCTGCAACATTATACCAAGTATCTGTATGAAATACTGAACCTTCAGGTATAACTATACCATCTGTAACTGCATTGTCTTCTAAGACTACAGCCTTACGACGACGACGAGTACCATCCCTTTCTAAGGAACAGTTTAATTCGTCAACAGAAGCATTCTCAGGGAATGTTAATTCACTAGCTTCTGTTATTAATCCACCAGTAAAAGTATTAACTTGTTTCTGTGTTAGGCTTTGTGGCATTTATAGTTTCCTTTTCGGCCCTTCGAGCCTTAAACCTATCGTTAACAGCTTTACGAGGGGTTACCCTCTTAGTAGCTAAATGTCTTTCAACTGCTGCTAGTGCTCCTGCTGGGCCTGTCCAAGATCCTTCTAGTTCACTAGGTACTTTAGCACCACTCTCATATTTAACTTTGTATAGCTTGTAACCATCTTGTGGTTTGTATACTACTAAATCTTTTTCAGTCTTATTACTTTTAACTTTTATTTCTTGATTGTCTTCATCTCTAGTTAGCTCAATGTCTACCATACTTATTCTTAGGCCTTCCTTTGTTTACCTTGTGCATGTCATTCTGTACATACACTTTCTGTCTTCGGGCTGCCTGTTCTATCTTAGGATCTGATCCTGCTTTAAATAAAGACATAGCAGTTGATTTAGCTTCTGCTAGTAGTAATGGGAACATGACATCATCTACATCAGGAGTAAAGGTATCTGAGAAAGAATCAAAGTTAGGGTACTTAGTACCATATGCTCTTGTCTTAGCTGATGTAAGAGTAGAGTCTACTGATGAATCGTAGGCATCCAGCACCAAGTTCTCATCATCAAATGATGTGTAGTAAAAAGGCTTAACATCATTACGTATAAGTAAAATACTATCAGAAGCTACATCATTAACCTGTAGTACATTAGAAGCAAGACTATCCCTACCGTTAGATAAGCTAAAGAACTCGTCTGGTGACAGATATGTTAGTCTTTCATACCTTACCCCTCCCACCTTCTTAGAAATATTGTAGTCTAAAAACTCTATGTTTTTTACTTTACTAGGAAATTTAAAGTGAGTAGGTCTTACTGAACTAGAGAAGGATGTCAACTTTATTGTTTGTGCATGTTCAGGTATTATACGAGTAGAGATTAAATTAAAGTAGGTGTTCTCTACTACCTTAGCTATTTGTTCAGCTTCGTTAGAATCAGAAATGCTGTTGATCTCTTCCGAATCCATATCGGATAAGATATTTTGTACCATTTCGAGAAGAGTCATTTTCATGTTATGCACTCATTCCTATAATAGACACATAGATATTTGCATAGTTAACATCTACATTATCTGTATTAGCTTTTGTTTTAATTTCTATATAATCGTTCTGTGCTAAAGCAGTTAAGCCAGTCACACTAATTGAACCCCAAGCACCAGATGATATAGTACGTATAGCTCTAGAGCCAACTATCTCTGTACCGTTCTTAAACAATGCCCATTCAACGTCCTTAGCACTACCTGAGGCTTGAGAGGATGACATTGTAACATTTAACAATGCTGTGAGATTAGTAGCATCGTTGTATTGAAATCTTAGGTTAGGGGAGGTTACCACTGTGAACCCAGATACTATAGAAGTTGATACTGGAGGAGAAAGAAACTTCTCAGTAGTATCCGTATCTAAACTATAAGCATAAGGGGAAGAGTGGTTGAATGCTGTAGCAGCACTTAGATGTCTGTGGATTGGTTGCCATGTACCACTACCTGAACCATTAGCAATATAGGCTGAACCACTAGAAGCAGTGGCTGTACCTTTAGGTTCATGTAATGCACTACCAGTAAGGGATGAATGTTCTACGTTTGCCATTGTAAATAAGTCCTTAGTAGGGGAGACTTGTTAAGACTATTATACACATAAGTAAAATAGTTGTCAAGTGTTAAAGAGATAGAGGAGGAGATTTCTCCCCTCCCCTTGTATTTATGTTACTACGCCAATGGCTTTGTAACAACAGAAACCAAGTTTTCTGGACGGTACAGTTTAAGACCGTAACGTGCAGTAGTAACAAACTCTGTACGTTGGTGATCTTTGTTGTACTCAGTGTCCACATTTGGCATCTGTCTCCATGCACCAACGAATGGCTGCACTGCTTGGTCAGCAGAGAAGAACATGTTGTTGATTGCGTTAGCTGGAGCAGCTACACCACTGATAGTTTCTGAAGCTTTTGTAGCTAAGTAGTTAGATGTGTATACATCGAAACCATAGATGTTAGCTATAAAGGACATGCCAGAAGCAATACCTGAGTTGACGATACCTTCCCAACGTGGGTTGTTTGATACACTTGTTAAGTTTGAAATTGTATTCATTTCAAATTCAACTGATGGATCAACAATAGCCACTAGGTTCTTCTGTGGTACTTTACCAGTTTTTAATGCACGAAGAGCTTTAGCAAAGTCTTCAACTGCAATTTTACCACCAGTACCTGAACCGATCATACGGTGAGCAACACCGTTGATAGTGTTAGGATCAGCAGCTGTTTGCTCTTGACCTAACTTCATGATGTCTGTCTCTAGACGTTCCATTAAGGCACGTTCTTGTAGAGGCACAAACTGAGACATGATCTGATTTGAGTAGTATACATCCTGCATCGCCTTGTTGGTGATGTAGTTACCAGCCTGTAAGTATTCAGTGATGGTGAATGTAAACTGTGCATCATCAATCGGATCGTATGTTACAGCAGCATCTTCAGTGTAGTCATTAACAGTTGCATCACCTAATGATGGGATCTTAAACGTGTCCCCATCTGGAAAGTCATTCAACCAATTTACGTATTTCATACCTTGCAGCTCATCCCGCAAGATCTCTTTTAATTCTGCACCCCAAACTTCTGCTCTTTTTGCGAGAGCTAGAGTACTTACTGTATTACCAGCCATAGTTCTATTCCTTATCTATAAAATTTATCACCCAAACGTTCGGCATCAGCCATCATTGCACGTTGAGTAGATGGTTTGTAGTATTGTGACGAGTTTTCTCTTCGAAGTCTTTGATAGTAGCCAAAGTCTTTTTCAGAGGATGCTTGCATTGTAGAACCTTCAGTGCGAATGCTCCCTTGAACCATTGGTGAAATACTCGGTGCTGACTTACCCATCAACTGCATAAACGCAGCAGGTGACTTAGCAGCCATACCTTGTAACTCATTCATTGGCAAACCTAGTTCAGAAGCTTTCTGTTTTACAGCAGAAGATGCTTCAGTCCCATAGGCTTTTTCAAGTTCCGATTCAACGATTGCAATGTTATTCTTTGCAGAACTCTCTTGCTCTCGCCTCTTCAGGGTCTGTTCTACTAGGCTCTCAATGTTTGCTTCACTCGAACTAAACTGGGTATTAGCTGTATTCGAAGTGCCACTATTATTATTATTAGGATCAGGAAGTTCGGCTGTGGTTGCCGAGGCCATTTCTTCCATCTTAGCTGTAACTCCAAGTCTGTAGGCTTGTTTCTCTAGGTCAGCTTTTAAAGTAGCATTCTCTTGTTTCATTTGTTCAATGAACTTGTCTGCTTCTAACTTTCCTTTTGCTAACGCCTCTACATCGTTGAACTTACGTCCGTCTCCTACAAGATCACCCAAGACTGAAGGGCTGGTTGGCTCTTCAAATGCTGATACTTGTTCACTCTGTGTTGCAGGGGTCACCTGATCCTCAGAAAATACACTCATTGTTATTCCTTATCTAAGTTAATTAGATCCAACACAGTGGTCACTGCTCTGTTGTATCCGTTTCGATCTGCCTGTTTATAAGCCCAAGAAGGGGAATCATAATCATTTGCAGGGGTTGTATCCTTTAGCATAGGCTCTAGGATTTCTTTAAGACGGTCTAATCCCTCTCTCTGAGATTGCAGTGTTTGTGCTACCGCCTCTTTATCTTTCTTTGTCTTACAGTCTTTGAACCAAGCTGCCTTCATTCAATAGGCTCCTCAGGAGCTTCCTCAGTAGCCATCTCTAGCTCTTGGCTACCCTCTTCTATTTTTTCTTCTTGATCAGCCTCATACTCAACCTGTGCCTCTGTGACAACCTTCTGAGTCTCTAGTTGTTCAGATACTGCAACGTTCTCACCAAATAGAGCTGGTTCACCTAGTTCATCAGCTAACAATCTAGCAAACTCTTTACCTGATAGATGTGATGCAACACTTGGGTCAGATGCTTTGATCTGGTACATAGTAGTTAGGTTCTGTACACGTTGTGCTCTTTCAGCAAAGTGTCTAGCACCCATCGGTACAATCTTACCGTTAGACTTAATGTCATCTCTTGTAATCTGTGTGAAGAAATACAAACCAGTATCTTCATTTAGTACTTTAGCTGTATCTTCGTAATCCATGTTACGTCTAGATACTTCTAGCATAGCATTTAAGATTGGCTCTAAGAATACTCTCTCGAAGTGAGCAGTCTTGTGCTGGAATATTCTACCTGCTGCAGTCATAAGCTGACTAACTTCAAAGGCTGTCTTCTCACCTGCACTACGGATACCCATAGCTTCTCTTGGTGCTCCAGCCATCATCTCCATCTTAGCTTCTAGGTTCTGTATTTGGAAGTCAGCATTCAATGCTGTACTGTCAGGTACTAAGTAACCTACATCACCTTCATCTCCTAAGTATATACGGGCATTAGGTTCGAAGTCAAAGTCCTCTACGTCACCTCTTATCTTTAAGACAGGATAAGCTATCTGATCAAATACATCTGCCTTGAGGTTCTCTAAGTGATCTATTCTGTACTGCATACCAACTAAGTTATCTAGTGGTCCCATGCTGTACAAGTTATCTGGTCTGTCTCTCCATCCTACGTGGAAGATAGGATCTCTACCTAAGAAACTAGGGTTCTCTTCATTAGATAAAACGTAGGCTCTATCAACGATAGTAATAACTCTGTTGTTTAAGAACTCACCCTTTTGTGTATCGTAGATGTCACCATAGAATGTTAGTATTTCTACGTAGTCAGATTCATAGTAATCAGTTAAGTTAGAGAAACCATCAGCTACAAAACCTTCTGACTTATCTACATCTACTTCGTTACCTTTAGCTGATCCTCTATTGCCGAGCATCTTATCAAACACACCACTCATGTAGTCTTTGTCAGGTGATGTCTCAACCATACGTTGTACTTCACCTAAGGTTAGAATAGATCTAACAATCTTTGGTGTATCTGAGAACTCAGCAGCTACTGGGTTAAAGCAGATATCAAAAGGTGAGATACGTACTAGCTTAGGTCCTACGTAGTTAACTACTCTGTCACCATCTTCAAAGTTAGTAACTTTTCTTTTGAAGTCAACAGTAGCAAAACAGTTACCGTATTGTATGTAGTCGTTGATAAGTTTACTTGTTGTGTTAACAAAGTCAGATTGACTTAGCTTGTTCTCCATGTATGCTTGTATGATGTCTCGTTTAATCTTAACATCTGATGCTGCATCTGTAGCTTCAAACCTGAACCATCTTTTCTGAGGAAACAATGCAGCAAAGTAGTTAGCATGTAGGTTGTCAGCAATCTGTGTTAACTTAGGTGTAGTCGTTGAGTTAGACCAAGGTAACTTATTGTTACTAGTTGTTCTAGTATCTGTAGCATAGATATAGTTACGTAACTCTTTCCACTCTTCTAACTTAGAAGAACGAGAGCTATTCCATGAAGACCAACGGTTAGCTATTTCCACAGCTAGGGTATGAGGATCTATAATACTTTCAATGTCAATAGTAGTGCCAGCCATTTTAACTCCAAGTTCCTAGCTATGTGATAATTATATCACAGTGTGATAAATATGTCAACATTTAAAATGCTACTCCACCAAACTTAGGGTGGAATACGACATTATTGTCGGTTTTGTTTCTTCTAATTGCTGACATGCTCGGTTTAATTGCTACCTCAACGGCTGCAGCTAAACAGTCTTTACAGTCATCATGTGCTGGATTGTAAGATACTAGTTCTTCTTCTAGTACCTGACAGTTACCACCTCGGTAATGATACATTTGTAAGTTGTCGTACCTTGGTTCAAGAGCAGCAGCTATACGTTCCTCTTTAGAACCTTGGTGACGGTTAGGTCTATGCTCATCAATCTTTAAAGCTAGACCGTTAGGTTTAATGTAGTTATCTTTTAACTCTGTTACGATGGCTGACTGAGCAGCTGTACATTCAGCTCGTAGCTTTCTGAAGTCCCATCTATTAAGTAAGTCTAGGATGTGTCTAAAGTACTCAGAGATCTTATCTGTCTTAAATCTATCAATGTCTAAGACATAAACGTTATTCTCAAAGTCAACACCTATTACAACAATAGCTGTGTAGTCAGCTCGTTTACTTACACTGTAGGCAAAGTCAACTGCTGCACTAACGTTTAACTTTCTACCTTGATACTGCCACTGACCATTATCTCTATTTAAATGTTTACGGTCATAGTACTGGAACTTCTCATAGGCTATAGGTTGTGTATCTGGATCTGTTGGATCGTTGTAGTACTGTGCTCTAAACTGTACCCTGTCTAGGTACTGACCTCTCTTCTTAGCTAAGATCTTAATGTCAAACCCAAAGTACTTACCATCTTTACGTAGTTGTCTAGGCCAAAGGAAATCACCTGTCCCATCCCCTCCGTCTTCTACTGCTCTCTCTAGTACTTCATAAATATTTTCTTTACCTGTTAGTTCGCCCTTGTCTGAGTATATATCTTCTTCCATACCCATCAAGTCAGAGTACAAGTCCTTAGGGTGATACCTAGTACCTACTACCCATTCCTTAGCTTCACTACCCTCAATAGATGATAGGAGTGAGTACTGTGACTTAACCTTGTTTCGTCCCTCACCAGTGTAAGCATTCTCAAAAACAACTACGTCATCGAGTACAGCAATATCGCAGTGCATCCCTGTAAGAGAAGTAGTAAGGCCACCAGTGAAAATAGACGGGTCACGTATTGCTTCTTTCTTTCTGTCAGGATGGTCTAAAGCAATCTCTGAAGTAGTCCACTTCTCTCGTTTACTTTCATCTTTGTTTAAGTGTTCAGGCCAATACTTTTGGTGTATGTCTGATTCGAATATGTTTTTAATAAACGAGAGCTGTTTCTGAGCTAAGTTAGATGTAGCTGAGATGTATAGAATCCTTAGGGTAGGGTTCTTAGTTAATTCCCAAGCAACCCTGTAAGCTACCATAGCTGACTTACCGTGATCACGAGGGAACAAGAGAAGCTGGTGTGTCTTAGAATCTTGTCTAGTCCACCACTTACAAACATCCTCATGGCAGTTACCTAGTACACGTTGTGGTGCAACTAGTTTAATGAAGGTAATGAGACTACGTTCAGCAGCCTCTCTTATTTCATGGATGGTTGCCATACTATACTGCTGTTGAACCACTCATGTCATCTTGAGTCATGACCCAAGTATAACATTTAGATAAGAAGTCATCACCTGTTGTAGCTTTGATAGTAGCTAAAGGTGCATTGTATCTGCGGAAGTCTACAGGATGTGTATCATCTGTTGGTGTTGCTGTAGCAAATCCAGAGCAGTCGATTATTACTGTAAAGTTATCACCTAGTTCTCTGCTGATTGATGCAGTTACTATTCTGAAGTATGCACCAGAAAATGCTGTGCCATATTGTGATGTTGATAAGTCTAATTGTATTGCCATGTTAAGGCTCCTTTAAAGTTTTACATTCCTATACCACTAGGCCAATGTTCGTCTAACCAGTAGTCGTGAGGTATAGGTGACATAGCTTCTAGTGTATTAGAAGCATCACGTATCTCTTTTATCTTAGCCCAGATAGCTTGGTTAGCATTATACTCAGCTAGTTCTTCTGCTGTCCAATTGTCTGAACCTTTATGAACTAACTCCATTGACCTGTTAGTTATGTTACGTTGTTTCCACTCAGGGCAGTAGTTAAGTATTAAACTCTGTGCATGTTTTCTTACATCGTATTCGTTACCTACCATGTCTTGCACATACCAATCAGTACCATTCCAGAAGACTTGTTGGCCCACTGTGTGTGAGGGCATGTCAGATACAGCAGTATAACCAGCATCAGCTATCTCAGCATCTGTAAATGTTGTTCTGTCAGTACGAGTTGTGCCGTCTGATAAGACTATCCTGTGGGGTAGAGGTTTAGGATAGGTTTGGTTAATTGTATATTGTGTCATGATGTTAGAAATCCTGCTGTTGGAGGTGTAAAGGTAGAGGTGTATCTAGCAACGCCCTTTGTAATCCGTAATTCGTCTATATAACCATTATGGTTATTACTTGAACTAGAACCCCAGCCGTTTCCCGTAGCACCTATCATTGGTGGATATGTGCCGTTTGTACCATCTGTTATAGATACAGTATTATTGGTACTTGTAACACCTAAAACGCCATCAACAAATCCTCTAACAGTTCCATTTTGCCGTGTTGCCGCAATGTGTGACCATTGGTTTGTAGGTATTGAATTTGTGGTGGCATATGCTACTCCATTTATAACTACCTGCAGATTACTTCCACTTGTAGGAGTAGATAAAGTAAAATGCCCTGTTGTTTGACTGCTTTGTCTTGTGTCATAAAATATGTCTCTACCAGATGTTGTTCTATAAACAAACATTTCTGCTGTGAAGTCTCCAGTTCCAAAATCAGAAACACCACTACTAGCAGAGCTGACAGAAAGATAACTTGAATTTACAGAAAAATATCCACTAGAAGTCCCAAATTTAAATATGCTGGTATTTGTTGTAGTGCTTCTAGGAGTTATAGTGCAATTATTATTACTACTATCTGTAAATGTTGTCCCGTTATTAGCCCCCTCAAATTTTAAAAGAAGTGTTACGTCACTAAAATATGGGTCTGTTGGTACGTTAGGGGCTTTAGGCCACGCATCGTTAGTCTCTGCTTCGTATTGCTCTTGTAAACTCCAGACACCACTAGCTAAACTAGTAGTAGGAGTGTTTATTGTTTTGGTTATTAGGCCACCATTTTTCATTTTGTAACACTCCTAATTGAGGTAATCAGCATCCATACTCCAAACGCCAGTGTTCTTTTTGTTGCCTCCATACCCTGTAGAGTATTGGTAAACAATATTTAAAGTGTTATTAAGTGCGTATAATTTAGTACCATCTGTGCTAAATTCAATACCTAAAGTTTGGGTTGACTGTGATAAAACCGAAAAACTAACACTATCATAAGACGCAGTAGAAATATCCCATGCTGTGGTAAGTATATATTGGTAAATAACATCATCAGCTCCAGTAGCCCAAACCTTATAACCATCTGGTGCAAAAAACAAAGCCTGATTGTTAGTTAGTTGAGATGAAGTGCTAAAGGTACTAGTATGAGATGCAGATGATACATTCCATGCAGTGCTTAATGCGTACTCTTGAATTGCATCAGCAGTTTGCCCAATGATAAACATCTTAGTTCCATCAGGCTTAAAAGTTAAACCTCTTGGGTTATCTTCTTGACTACTAACACTAAATTCTAAATTGTCATATGAAGCTGTTGATATATCCCAAGCTGTAGATAGAGAGTATTGATGCACTTGGTCACTAACATAACCAATTATATAAAACTTTGATCCATCAGCTTTAAAGAAAATATCACTTAAAGAACCTTCTTGCCCACCTATATAATAACTTTTATTTGCATATAATGCAGTAGACACATTCCAAGCTGTGCTTAGAGTATATTGGTAAACAGTATCATTATTTCTACCGCAAATGTACATTTTTGTGCCATCACTACTAAAAGAAAGGTCTTGAAGTGCCGCATCTTGAGTAATTGCACTAGAACTAACATTATCGTAAGTTGCATTACTTAAATCATAATATGCACCGTATTTATCAGTAGCCGCATAGTCTGCTACACGTCCTATAAAACCACCATTATCATGCACACTGTTTTTCATGTCTTACTCTGATATAATCTCGTAACTACAGATAACTTGTAAGTCTCCATCTACACTTGCTGTTGCCCTTAGTGCATCACCTTCTTCTAAGTATATTGCACTGTCTTTACTTATAGCTACGAGAGTAGCATCTGCTGGCACTGTAACTGTACTTACTATCTTGTAAGCTGTACTAGACCTAAACAAATCAAGAGTAATATCAGCATCGTTTGTACCATCAATGTTAGCTATGATAACTGAGTTTATCTTTAGTAATTTACCTGTTGCCGCAGTCGTTATTGCTGTGGCTGTTGTTGTTGCGGCAAGTACATCCGTCTTGCCAGTTATAGTTGCAACACTAACTACGTTTGGTGCAGTCATTTTATTCTCCTGTTATTATCCAAATACCATTGCCATAGCAATTGCTTTGCCTGTTGTTATTCCACCACCGCCACTTGATGGTGTAGCAAAGGCTAAACTGCCACTACCGTTAGTCGTTAAAACCTGTCCATTAGTACCATCTGAAGTAGGTAACTTATATGCGCCGTTAATCTGAACTGTATCGTTTGCACCACCAATAACAATTCTGTTTGCACTTGAACTTTGTGCTTGTCTCCCAATAGCTATACTGTTGGTACTTGTAGCTCTTGCGAGTTCACCTATTGCAACACTATGAAGGCCTGATGCACCATAACTTCCTCCTGAGTTAGCTATTTGAAGTGCTATACTATCTTCTCCAGCTGCCCTAGAACTACCTATAGCAATTGCCCTGTCAGCATACGCCTTTGCATTCATTCCTAATGCCAAAGATTCTTCGTGTGTTGCTGATGCGTTAGCACCCAAAGATACTGCTGAGTCTCCAGCCGCCGTTGAACCACCACCCATTGCAATTGCATTATCTCCAGTTGCGTTTGGTCCAAATCCTATTGAGACAAAGTTTTCATCATATAAACCTAATGTCGTACCACCGCCAGAAGCCGCCGCCCAAGTCAAACCACCTGTATTTCCTGACTGTGCTGTTAGGACATATCCGTTTGTTGGTGTATTACTTACCTTTAAGTTTGCTTCGTCAACTACATTATCAGCTATTACTGTTGCACCATCGGATGTCGATGTGACTTCGCCTGTGTGGTTTGGGTGTGTATAAGATGCACCATCAGCCCCATCTGCTCCGTCAGCTCCGTCAGCTCCTGCTGGCCCAGTAGCTCCTGTTGGTCCCTGAGGCCCTGTAGGACCTGCTACTGTACTATCTGCACCATCAACCCCATCAGCCCCATCTGCTCCTGCTGAACCAGTAGCTCCTTGTATTCCTTGTGGACCTTGCGGGCCAGTTGCACCAGTAGAACCTGTAGCTCCATCTGTTCCATCTGTTCCATTTGTTCCTGCTGGACCTTGTGGTCCTTGAGGACCTGTAGCTCCTGTCGGCCCTGCTACTGTAGAATCTGCTCCGTCACTTCCATCAGCACCTGCTGGTCCTGTTGCTCCAGTAGCTCCTTGTGGGCCTGTCGGTCCAGTTGCTCCATCAGTACCATCTGTTCCGTCTGCTCCTGCAGGACCTGTCAAGCCTGTAGCTCCATCAGTTCCGTCAACACCATCAGCCCCTGCTGGTCCTTGTGGTCCTGTATCTCCAGTTGCTCCAGTTGCTCCCTGTGGTCCAGCCACTGTACTATCTGCCCCTTGTGGTCCTGTAGGGCCTTGGATACCTTGCGGTCCTGTAGGACCAGTATCACCCGTTGCACCCGTTGCACCATCATTACCGTCTGCTCCTGCTGGACCTTGTGGACCTGTAGCTCCAGTAGCTCCTTGTGGTCCAGCTACTGTACTATCTGCTCCTTGTGGTCCTGTAGGGCCTTGGATACCTTGAATGCCTTGTGCTCCATCTGCTCCATCATTTCCTGATGGACCTTGCGGACCAGTTGCTCCTGTCGGTCCCTGAGGTCCTGTATCTCCCTGAGGACCAGTTGCTCCAGTTGGACCAGCTACAGTACTATCTGCTCCTGCTGGACCTTGTGGACCTTGGATACCTTGTGCTCCTGTAGCTCCAATTGGTATCCCAAAAGAAAAAGCCCCTGTACCATTTGTTGCTGTTACAGAAGCTGTTGCTGATGATCCTGTAGATAAAGTGCTTACAGATACTGTTGCATCAGTTATTACATCTACAGCTTCAGCCGCATTCTTAGCTACAACAGCCGCATCCCTTGCAGTCTCAGCACCAGTTTTTGCAGTCTCAGCAGCTGTAGCACTTGATGCACTTTCTGATGCTTTAGTTGTTGCTGTAACTGCTGACGCAGCAGCATTTGTCTCAGCAGTCTCAGCTCCAGTCTTAGCTGTCTCAGCTGCAGTCTGTGCAGTTTGGGCAGCAGTTTTAGCTGCTTCTGAAGCAGTCTGTGCAGTCTCAGCATTTGTTTCAGCAGTTTCAGCATTAGTCTCAGCAGCTTCAGCCGCAGTCTGTGCATCTTGAGCAGCAGTCTTAGCTGTGTTAACATCTGCTAGATAGTCTGTACCGTTAACTAATAAACCAGAAGCACCAATAAGGTTGTTACCATTCAGGTCTAGATCAGCCTCCATAGCATTTGGAGTACTGCCGTCCAAAGACAGAGTATTATCAAAACCCTCTTTTAAATTCTCAAAGTTAGTATTTAAAACATCTGTGGAGTTAAAACCAGATGCTAATGTAGTTACCGTTGGTTTCTTAGCCATGCGTTATACTTTCTTTTATACAGGTTTACTAGGCCAAGTTACTGTGTTAGGGAAACCAGATTGATCAGGTAGGTTAAGTAAATCCGTTCTGTACTGTGTCCACTCAGTTTGTTTAGCTTCCGTAAGTTCAGCCCATCTTAAAGGATTGGTTACTATAGGGTCTACTTCTCCTACTAGTTTACCATTACGTTCTTCTCTTAGACTAGTAGCTAACTCAGCATCTAGCTCTGCTTGGGTAGGTGCTACATAAGCTTCATAACTAGAACCTATAAGTGTAAGTAATTCACTGTTGTCTACTGTATTATCTGTGTCACTAGGGTCGAGTGTGTAAGGTATCCAACTATACTCTGGATGCTTAATCTCTACATTGAATACTGTATTCTCTACGTTTAATGAGTGTGCATTACGTACTTCTGTTATTGTTATACTCATTTAAGAAATCCTTACAAAAACGGATGTATTAAAGTCGTTTCTAGTTATAGTTACTGTCTCGTTGTAATAACCTGTTTGACCCATTAATCTCCAAGTACCTGAAGGATGTCCAGAGCCACTATATGTAGGTCTGTGACCAGAGTAATCGTAAGTATTAGCAGGATAGAGGGAGCTACCAGAAACAGTTGTCGCAGGGGCATTTTGACCAAGTGTTTGATAGAAGAATAAACCGTAAGTACCAACAGCACCATAAGCTGTACTACTGCTAATACCTGTTAAGTTAGAGCCATCACCATGAAAGGTTGCAGAGTGTACTTGAGCAAACTTTGCACCAGTTGAGCCTAGATGAACTATAGAATTTCTTGTTAAACCTGTTGCTGTATCTACAGGAAGGATCTGATTGTTTCTATCATGAAAAAATAAACCAGTGTCCCCTGTTCCAAGGTACATATCCCCTACACCATCAACAGCATCTACTTTAGTACTGATGCTTCCTACAGTTGTTCCATCCTTTTTTAACTCTAGAATAGTTCCATCAGAATTTAACCTATCTAATACTGTAGATGGTAAACCATCAGATGTCACTTCTAAGTCACCTGTTATATCTAAGTCACCTGCTATAGTTCCACTACCTGACGTACCTACAAAATCTGTAGTTGAAGAAGTTGCTGCAGTACCTAAACCTAAAGTTGTTCTAGCTGTAGCTGCATCTGCATCATCAATTAAAGATGCACCAAACGTAGATACAGTTCCTGATAAAACAGGATCTACTCCACTAGGCGTAACTAATGTACCATTAAGTAATAACTTATCTGTTTCTACACTACCAGCATTTATTATACTGTTATTAGATAAATCTAATTCTGCTTGCATGGCATTAGGCGTACTACCATCAAGAGATAGAGTGTTATCAAACCCATCTTTTAAAGCTTCAAAATTATTATTTAGGGCTGTAGTAGAACTAAACCCTGAGGTAACATTTGTAATTGGTGGAGTCTTAGCCATATCAGTTCACTAACCCTATCCTTGCTGCATCATCTTTAGTTTCTGCTTCATTACGAGCAGCATCCTTCAAGGCTCCATCTAATTCTTCTCTAGATGGTCTACCTCGTTTCTTATCGTTACCTTCTAAGTAACCAGCATCAGCTAAGTACTTCTGAGCATTGTAACTGGCTTTACCCTCATTAAGATCATTGATCATGTTCTTAACTGTTCTAGCCTTTAACTTCAGTACTAACTCTTTCTTCATCTGAACATGATGTTTCTTAAACCATATCAGGTTACACAGGTTTTCCCAAACAGAGAAGTCACCAAACACAGACATTGCAAATTCGTACTCTGTTGGGTCTTCCATATCAATATAGATCTTATGAAGGGACCTGTAGGTAGTACCAGATACTTTGTGGTCTTTCTTCTTTAAAGAATATAAAGTTAACTCGTTTCTTGTATCTGGTAGTGTAGTCTCATAGAACCACGTCTTACTAGGTTTCTTAGCCATTGTAATTAACTATTCCTATTGTTTTAGGTAAATAAAAGGGAGAAGGGATAAGATGTATCTGTTACTACTAACAATAGTACTTATGTTTATATACTCTCAGGCTTACTTGTTAAGAATATTATACAGGTGTTTGTATTAGTTGTCAAGTACTAATTTATTATTTATTTAAATTAACTTGTTTTAACCCTCTGTACTCATTACTAAGACCAGTAGGATTGCTAAGGGGTATACAGGTCCCTTTTGAGCCAAAGTTCTTCTATACTATTACTAGGGGGTTTTAGATCGTGTCCAAGATTTCTGTTAGTAAATATTTTTGTGTATTGTACATACAAGAGGCATACCCCCTAACCCCCTCCCTGTGGTATAAATGTCACACTGTTGTAAAAATAATACATGCAATCCCTCTGGCTGTGGTAATTATGTCACACTGTGCAGCATATATGTCACACTCTTGGATGCGGTGATACGTCCACAACATCAACCACAACTACTAACCCATTGATTAAATTTAATTAACTATGTTAACCAACTAATAAAACTATTTAATTATATTAACTGTTTTAATATTGTTTATAAATTAATTAAATTAATGCTTGACAATTAAATTAAACTATGAATTTTATATATGTATAGAAATTAATTATATAGGATTTAATAAAATGTCACAGTATAAACTTATAGGCGTTGGCACTAATGCAAAGACAATCAAAGGTGATGGTAGTGAATACCTAACGGGTATCATATACCTTGCACCTTTTAAAGTTGTTGTTGATAATCGCACTTTTAATTCTTGCCCAATGGCAGAACAAGCAGGATGTGTAGAAGCTTGTTTAAATACTGCAGGACGTGGTGCAATGAATTGCGTACAAAAAGCAAGGTTACGAAAGGCCGAGTTATTTTATAGAGATCGTAATGAATTTATGAAACAACTAATGGTCGATCTCACAAAGTTTCAAAACTATTGTAATAAACGAGATATACAACCCGTGATTAGATTGAACGGAACAAGTGATATCCGTTTCGAGTTAATCAAGATTGAAGGTTACACAATATTTGAATTATTCCCACGCATAGAATTCTATGACTATACTAAAATAGCTAATAGAAAAGTTGATCATATAGACAACTACCATTTAACGTGGTCATATAGTGGGAAAGAAAAATCATACAGTGATATGATGAAAACAGCATTAGACAAAGGTATGAATATAGCTGTTGTATTTAGAGAAAAGGTATTAGCTAATCATTGGCAAGGTTTACCCATAGTTGATGGGGATAGTGACGACCTAAGAATACTTGATCCAAAAGGTGGCCACATTGTTTCACTATATGCCAAAGGTAAGGCCAAAAGAGATACAACAGGTTTTGTTGTAGACTATGCCTAGGGATTTAATATTATCGGTTGCATCTCGTACTGGTGCAACTAGATAATATTAAACTTAAAACAGAAAGAGAAACAAAATGGATTGGAATACATACACAACTGATCTAGACATTCCTAACAATTGGGAATGCACTAGCTATCATCATGATGAATTGCCTTCTTGGCAAGTGAACGGATTACACATTTGGATTGATAGCCATGATCCAAAAGTAAGGACGGCAAATGCCAATAGGATTGTAGGAGTAGATCAAGGTTTTATGCCAAGGTTTACAGTGCAAACGGCTAACAGTTATAACGGGTATGATGATGATCATACATGGATATTTGAGACGGATAGCTTCAAAGAATTGCTTGAATTTGTCACAAGCAAAAAGCAATGGGAAGTATTTAAAAATGATACATGGATCAAGAACCCATACTATGACGAAACAGGACGGTTCTTTGTTGATCCTATTAAGTACTATGGATTAACTGAATACGATTTGAAAGAATATGGATCAATAGAAGGGATAAAATAAAATGAATATATTAAGTTTATTTGATGGTCTATCTTGCGGGCAAATTGCTTTAAATAATATTGGTATTAAACCAAGTAAATATTATGCGAGTGAAATAGATAAGTATGCAATCAAGGTAAGGGATAAAAACTTTCCTGATACAATTGATGTCGGAGATGTCACAAAAGTTTGTGCAGCAAAATTGTCACACATAGATTTATTGATTGGTGGCAGTCCATGCCAAGGTTTTAGCCGTGCCAATGGTGGTAAAGAATTAAACTTTGATGATCCAAGGTCAAAGTTATTCTTTGAATATGTTAGGTTACTAAAAGAATTAAAACCTAAGTATTTCTTACTGGAAAATGTTAGCATGAATAAAGAAAGTTTAGATATAATATCTGAACAACTAGGCGTGCAACCAATCATGATAAATTCTGATAGGTTTATTCAACAGAATAGAAAGAGATATTACTGGACTAATATTCCACTAGGTGAGATACCTTCAAGACCTGAGTGGCAAGGTAACTTTTATCAATGGCGTAGGACATACTACAGAAAGAATAAGTCTGGGGTATCACCTTGTTTGACTGCTAACATGGGTACAGGTGGACACAATGTTCCTTTAAAATCTGAGAACAAACAAGACAAGCTAACACCTAATGATTGTGAAGCATTGCAAGGTATACCACAAGATTATACTAGTGGGGTTAGTAATTGCCAGAGATACAAAATGATAGGCAACGGTTGGACAATACCAGTAATAGAATTTATATTGAAAGGGATAAAATAAAATGGATAAATCTTTAAGTTGTTGTCCTGAGTGCCTGAGCAAATCGTATAGGCGTAAACTAAAAATAATTGATACAAGGGAATATTTTAAGCTAGGTTACCCGTCCACTAAACGTAGAAAGAAATGTTTGACGTGCGGGTATAGAGTTAATACAGTAGAAATACAATTAGAAAAGGAAATAATAAAATGATAAATAAATATGTAGTGAATACAATTAGTGACAAGACAGGCAAGCTTGTTTGTTATGAGACTGTGAGAACAAGAGAGGATGCTTTGCGGGTAGTGAAAAGGTATGCTGCAATCAAGGGTATCACAAATAAAGTAGTGGAGAATAAGCAATGCTAGATGTGCAAGACAGGTTAAGACTAGCTCACGAGATGGTATGCAAGCAAGAGAACAAAAGAATGCGGGCAGTCTTTAACATGAGAACCTACAAAGAGGGTGACCTATGGACACAACAAAAGAATAGGCAGGTTACAGGTGCTAAAGGTGGCAGAAATAATAAACTTAAAAGACTATGGGTAA